GGAGGATCGGCCATCATTCAGGCAGATCTACATGCGCATGGCGCACGAGCTCTCCCAGCGATCCACGTGCCGGCGTCTGCGAGTTGGCTGTGTGATCACATCCACGGACTACCGCAAGGTCCTGTCTGTGGGCTACAACGGCAATGCGTCCGGCCTGGTTAACGATTGCGACAGTGACGAGGTGGGCAATTGCGGGTGTCTGCACGCCGAGGAGAATGCGGTAATCAATTGCGACTCGCCACGATACGTGGAGAAGGTGATATTCTGTACGCACCTTCCGTGCAGGATGTGCGCGAAGCGAATCATCAACCTCGGTGGGGTGCGGGTCGTGTACTACGACTTGCCTTACAGGAACACAGAAAGCAAGGACATGCTGCTTTCGGCTGCTATTCAATGCTGCAGCTTTCAGACTCAAAAACCTTGAGCCGCAACCTGTCTTGTGGCAAGCTGTGACAGATGAAAGGGCGCCGTCTTCTTCTCCTGTGGATCCAGGCTGTCGTTGCAGGCAGAACGGTTGTCCGTGTGCTGGTGCCCGCCTCTTGAGGTCTCGTGAGCATGTTGCGGCAACGGCGGCCTGGATTATTCGATTTAGACACTGACAAAGGTTTTTGCAGATCCGTGCACGCGGTTGTGTGGGCAACAGCTTTTGCGCTGTTCTCTATAGTGTGGGTGCTCGTGCTGGGGTTCGCTTTTGTCATGACGGTTGTGCATGATCCGGAATTATCCTGTATGAAGGCGGCCATCGATGCCGTGGGCGGTTGTGGTTGGTACTTGTTGATGGTTGTTGCCGTAGTCGTGCTTCCGCCTGCGTTTGTCGCTTCCATAGTGGCTGTCAGCAGCTAGTGTTATTGGTGCAATGTCGTTGCCGATTCATCTATAGGCATCGAGCTGCTGGAGGAAGGGTGATGCAAATCATCGAGGCCAAGGTGGATTGGCTCGTACAAGGCCTCAACAAGGATATGCAAACCAATGCCCTGATCAATGCCATGTGCGCCCGAATGCATCGCGACGGGCAGCCGATGCCGGTGGTAGTCGACGACGCCACATGCAGGGTGTTGGCTGGCGCGTCGGCAGTCGAGGCGGCCGTGCATCTCGGGTGGGATGACGAGGGCCGGATGCTGCAGGTGGTATTGCATGATGGATCCCAATTGTGCTCGGAGATCGTGTGTTGGTGGCGGCGGTTTGAGCAGCCTGTCACGGCGCCGGACTTTCCGGAGGGGGCGCTTGAAGGCGCCATCCGTGGGATATCGATTTGACACCAGCAGGGCTCACGATAGGCTCTTTGTTTTCTGGCATAGGCGGGTTTGAGTTGGGTTTGGAGCGCGCTGGTCTCGGGCCTGTCGTGTGGCAAGTTGAAATTGATCCGTTTTGCAGATCCATATTGGCGCGGTATTGGCCGGATGCAGAGAGGTACAACGATGTCAAAGAGGTCGGTAGTCACAATCTCGAACCGGTCGATCTCATTTGCGGAGGGTTTCCTTGTCAGGATGTGTCCAGCGCAGGCAGGGGCGCGGGCCTTGCTGGAGACCGCTCGGGTCTCTGGTTTGAGTTTGCCCGGATTGTTGGCGAGCTCAGACCAAGATGGGTCGTGGTCGAAAACGTCGTGTCCGGAGCGAAGCGGTGGGTGGATCAGGTCGTGGCCGGGCTGGAACAGCTCGGTTATCAAGCGTTACCGATCCCGTTGTCGGCAAGCGATGTCGGAGCTCCGCACTTGCGCCGGCGAATCTTTGTCATTGCCTACGCCGAGTGCAAGCGATTACGGGAGCAATCGAGGTGGCATGGGCGGAAGGACAGGGAAGACTCGACCGAGCCTCGAGACGCTTGTGAGACAGGGACGATTGCCGACGCCTCTGGCGAGAGATTTCCATGGTCCGAGTGCACACGGGAAGGAAGGGGGGGTGTCGTTACCGACCGCGCTTGGTCAGCGGACACGATGCCTGAGCCCGCGCTTTGTCGAGTGGCTGATGGGCCTGCCGCTTGGGTGGACCGAAACAAACGGTTGAGGGCGCTTGGCAACGCTGTTGTGCCCCAATGCGCCGAGGTAATTGGATGGGTGGTGTGGGAGCTTGTTTGTGGACGAGTTCCCGCCTGAGCAGCATTCGGCGCTGATGCACAAGATCAAAGGCAACGACACGTTGCCAGAGCACCTGCTGTGCGCCGAACTCGACAGGCTCGGCACCGACTACGTACGCAACGATCGGAGCCTGCCGGGCACACCCGACATTGCCTTGCACGGCTTGCGTGTGGCAGTATTTGTCCATGGGTGCTTTTGGCACGGATGCCCGGATCACTACCGAGAGCCGCACACACACACGGTGTTCTGGCGGCAGAGGCTCGTGCGGATCAAGAGGCGCGATAAGCTCGCTATCGAGCGCCTGCGCATGTGCGGATGGAAGGTTGTTGTATTGTGGGAGCACGAGGTAAGGGACAATCCAGCAGGGGCAGCAAGAAGAGTGTTCAGGCAAACTTGAAGCCCTGGCACAGGCAGCCCAAGGAGCCCCATGACTCGTGGGAGGGCTTCATTGTCTATCGTGACATGGATGGCCGATCCTTGTCCGGTGCGGCGGCCATACTCGGGAAGGACAGGACGGATACTGATCGCATGGCCAAGCGCAATGCCTGGGAGAAGAGAGCGCTTGCTTGGGATGCGGAGGTACAGCGCAGGATAGACAAGGCAGAGATGGATGAAATTGTGCGCATGGCCCAGCGTCAGACAAGCATAGCCATAGGCATGCAGACGGTTGTGGCGCATGAGGTCAGCTGCTTAATCAAGCAGATCCAAAGGGAGGAGTACAGGGCGCGTATGGATCCGACATATGAGCGGGTGTCGGTGGTGAAGCCTTCCGTGATCACCAAGATGGCTGAGGTTGCTTCCAAGCTGGAGCGTGTAGCTCGAGGCGAGCCTTCCGACATAACCAAATCGATCCCTGCCGTGGATCCGGACAAGCTCTCTGACATGTCGACGGACGAGCTCGAGCTGCTGGACAGGCTGCTCAAGAAATTGTCATGACGTTGTCGGTGTCCAACAGAGTACGTCAGATACCCGCGGCCGCATTGGATGCGGTGCACGCCGAGCTGGCCCGGCGCAAATTGTCGTATTTCGTCCGTGAGGGCTGGCATGTGCTGGAGCCTAGTACAGATCTCGTTTGGGGTTTACACATAGATGCGATCTGCGATCACCTCGAGGCCGTTTATGACGGGCGTATCTACAACCTGTTGATCAATATCCCACCGGGTCACATGAAGTCGCTTCTTGTCAGTGTATTCTGGCAGGCGTGGATATGGTTGGACAATCCCGCATGGCAGGCCCTATATGGTTCGTATGACATGGGTTTGTCCACTAGGGACACGTTGCGGTTTCGTGATTTGGTGACATCCGATTGGTATAGGGAAACCTTCCGGCCGCGGTGGAGGCCCAAGGCTGATCAAAATACGAAGACATGGTTTGCCAATACGGCAGGTGGATATCACATGGCTGTGTCGGTCAGCGGCAAGGGTCTGGGTTTTCGTGGTGACGCGCGCGTGTTTGACGATCCGCTCAACGTTAAGCGCATGCCGACTGAGGAGGAGCTCGAAACCGCTATATTCTGGTGGGACAAACGCATGTCGACGCGCTCCAATAATCCGCGCACGTTTCGGAGCGTGGGCGTCATGCAGCGCTTGCACGAAGGGGATCCTTCCGGACACATACTCGAGGTCAATGATCAAAGAAAAAGGCCATATGTGCATCTGCGCCTGCCCACGGAATTCGATCCGGATGACAGGTGCGAAACATCGATAGGGTTCAGTGATTGGCGCACTGAGCCGGGCGAGTTGTTGTTTCCTGAGTTGTACGGTCCGGATGAGATAGCGGAGGCGAAGGTGAATCTGCAGCACCACTTTGCTGGGCAGCACAACCAGCGGCCCGTGCCTTTGTCCGGAGGCATCATCCAATTCGCCTGGATCAAGTTCTGGTACCGGCGACGTACGGTGCCCACGCCTGTGCGGGTGGTGCTCGAGGATGGCGAGACCGTTACGTGTGAACAGATCAGGCTACCCAAGAACTTCGACTGGAAGGCTACGAGTTCCGATTTGGCATTCAAGGACAAGGCCACAAACTCGCTGGTGGCTATGCAAGTATGGGGCGGGATCAAGGGCAACTACTTTTTGTTGGATCAGGTGCTGGACCACATGTCATTTGTCGCCACGTTGGCCAACTACCGCAAGCTGTCCGACAGGTATCCCGATTGTACCGCGCACTTGGTAGAGGACAAGGCCAATGGGCCCGCTCTCATGAATGTGCTTAGGAATGAAATATCCGGCATGATCGCCATCAACCCGAAGGACTACGGAGGGAGCAAAGAGTCCCGGTGCGAGGCGGCTGCCCCCTTGTTCGAGGCCGGTAACGTGTACATACCGCACCCTTCCGAGGTGGAATGGTCTGACAAGTACAGGCAAGAGATTTGCACATTTCCGCGCAGCAGGCACAGTGATCAGGTAGACTCGACCACGCAGCTGCTCAATTGGGCGCGCCGGCGCACGGCGGCAAGGAGAAAACTGGCATGCTTGGCGAAGCTTTGACACGACTGGATGGGTGGCTCAACGCAATTACTGGATTAGGCCAGATGGGCAGGGACAAGCGCCTGGCCGCATCCTATCAGACACCATCGGAATTCGCCTATACGGATCTAGACAGCTTGTATAGGGGGAGCTGGCTTGTAGCCCGGGCCTGCGATCGCCCGTCGTCCGAGATGGTGCGCAAATGGTTTGAGGTAAAGACCGGTGACGATGCCGACATGGGCAAGGACATTCTCAAGGCCATCAACAGGCTCGGGGCAAAGGAAGCCTTCAAGCAGGCCAACATATGGGCTTATCTGTATGGGGGAGGCCTCGTGCTCATGGGCATTGATGACGGCCAGACCATGGACATGCCGGTGAGGGAGGAGTCGATAAGAGGCATAGATTATTTGCGTGTGTTGGATAGGTATGATGTCAATGCCGCAGGATTTTACACCAGCGAGCAGAAGCCTGGTAGCGCAGGCATGCCGTCCAGCTACAGGCTCAACACGATCGTGGATACCACAACCGAGGGAGTCGATCCGATACATGAGACAAGGTTCCTGCGTTTTGATGGCGTGGTCACACCCAATCGCCGCCGCATCACGCAAAACATGTGGTGCGATGGTTTAGTGACAAGATTGTTCGAGCGCCTGCGCGGGCACGACACTGCGTGGGGTGGCATAGAACACCTACTCAACGATTTTGCCCAGGCGGTATTCAAGTGCAAGGATTTGGACAAGCTTCTGGCCGAGGACGGCAGCAACGATCTGCTGCAGCGTTTGGCTCTCATGGACATGGCCCGAAGCGTAGCGAGAATGATCGTGCTCGATGCCGAGACGGAGGATTTTGAGCGCAAGCCCACCCCGATAAACGGGTTGGGGCAAGTCATGGAGCTCATGATGGAACACCTTGCAGGTATCCTCGAGATGCCTGTGTCTGTTCTTTTCGGCAAGGCCACTCCCGGAATTGGTGACACCGGCAACAGTCAACTCCAGCAGTGGTATGATCGCATTGCGTTGGATCAGGAGACGCGCATCGTTCCGCAGGGCACGCGCCTAGCTCGATACACGGCCATGTCCATGGGCTACAGATCGGATGACTTGTCTGTAGATCCATTACCGTTGAAGGAGATGTCAGAGAAAGAGCAAGCCGATCTGCACAAGACGCAAGCGGAAGCTGATGCTCTTATGATAGACAAGGGAGTCGTCTCTGAGCTGGAAGTACGCAGATCCAGGCACGGGGGTGACGGTTATTCGCTCAATACCGTGCTGGATGAGGCCACGAGTGAGATGCTGGAGGCACAAGACGAACCGTTGCAGGAGCCTGAGCCCGAGCTCGGGCCGGTACCGGAACCCGGGCAGGAGCCGGTACCGGAACCCGGGATCGGCAGAGGACAAGCAGGAGATATTCAAAAGACAGTACTCAATGGGGCGCAGGTACAAGCGTTGGCTGGTGTGCTCACATCTTACAACAACAAGGAGCTGACCAGAGAGCAAGCCGCTGCTGTGTTGGAGGTAGGTTTTCTTCTCGGATCACAGGAGGCCTTGCGTCTGGTGGGAGAGAGAGAGGAACAACTGGAGCCTCCTGCGCAGCTGCAGCTTTTTGCGCGACCGGGGCAGAAGCCCGAACCCGAGCTCGAGCCCGAACCGGACGAGATCAAGGACGATTCTGGTTTACATAAAGACTACGTGCGCAGGGTGGGTAACAAATGGATAGTGTTTTCAGAGGCCGGCAAGAAGCTCGGGGAACATGACACTAAGAAAGAAGCTAATGAGCAGTTGCGCGCCATTGAAGCATCCAAGGCCAGGCGTTGATGGGATCGCACGCCACACAGCTGGCCATTGCCCTGCGCAATGTGCCACCCAGGCGCGGGCGCAGGAGAAAAAGACCCCCTCGTGTCCTGGTGCCCAAGGTCGTACAGGCTTCCTACTACTCCGAAATAGTCAGGTTGCTGGAGGAGGCCAAGCGTCTGGTGGACAGGGACGTGCCGGATGCAATGCGAAGTCTTCTCCTGTCGAGGCAAGATGCGGCAAGGCTGGATTCACCGTCCGATTTTTCACGTGTCATCGACGGTCTCAGGTTGGAGTACGCCCGTATCGTGGATCGCGGCACGTTGGAGACTGTAGCGGAGGGAGCTGCGGCCAGCGTATTGCGGAACAACAGGCTGCAGGTTGGCCGACAGTTCAAGGCCATATTGGGTATCGATTTGTTGGCGGGGGATCCTCCTCTTGAGATGCTCATGCAGACATTCACGATTGAGAATGTCTCGCTCATCAAGACAATATCCTCGAAATACTTTGACGAAATAGAGCAGTCGGTATTCCGCAACTGGCGGGCCGGGATCCGAGCCGAGGAGATGATCTCCGGCATCATGGATCGCTACAAAGTATCCAAGAGCAGTGCCATGCGCATTGCAAGGGATCAGACCGGCAAGCTCAACGGGCAGTTGGTCGAGGCCCGCCACAAGGATTTGGGCATCAATCAGTACACATGGCGTGGCATAAACGACGAGAGAACGAGGAGCCTGCACAGCGATAGGATAGAACGCGAGGCTGTGTATAGCTGGGACAATCCGCCTGAGGGAGGGCATCCTGGTGAGCCTGTTCAATGCAGGTGCTGGGGAGAACCTTACATACCTGGGGTGAATGCATGAGACTGCCGCATGTCGGGCGGGTCGTTTAGGCGGCCGTCCCTGCGCCTGGCATGCGGCAAATCTTGCCGCTTGTATGACGATTGCTTTTTGGCCTATTGTCAAGGTGCATGGCTTTCAGAATCGACAAGGGATCCTATACAAGATCGAAGGCAAAGAAGTTGCCGAACGGTTTTTTGATGGCGCCTGCCACGCTGACGCGCACTGGCGTGTTCCAGTACCTGCAGCAGGATGGCAGCATTCGCAGGGAGCTGAGGCTGCCAGAGGAAGTCTTTGCCGCTGACAGTCTTGCTACCTTGCATCTTGTGCCTGTTACCTCGGAGCATCCCAAAGATCCGGTGGACATCGACAATGTCAGGCATCTGTCGATAGGGACTACCGGACAAGATGCAAAAGCGGATGGCGACAATGTGGTGGCCACCTTGCAGTTGCAGGACAAGTCGGCCATAAAAGACGCCGAGGAGGGCCGGCGCAGTGAGGTGTCCTGCGGCTATTGGTGCGATTCGGAGAAGTCGCCCGGTGTCTACAAGGGCGATAGTTACGATGTGATACAGCGCAATATACGATATAACCATGTTGCCATGACAGTGCGAGGCAGGGCCGGCAATGCGCGCATCCATCTTGATAGTGCCGATGGGGACTATGCTGAAATGGTAGGGTTGAGATGCGATGCGCATGATCGAAACCCAGGGAAAAAGGGGCAGCAACTGATGAAGCTGACAATCGACGGCATTACGTTCGAGACCGAGGATGTGCAATTGGCGCAGGCCGTGAACAAGGCCGTGGGTGAAAGAGACGAGCAGATCTCGGCACTCAAGGCCGACAGCAAAAAGCTGATCAAGGACAAGAGCGAAGCCGAGGCCCGTGCTGCCGTGGCCGAAAAAGATCTCGACAAGGCCGAGAAGGCGCGCGAGGACGCGCAGAAGCCCGAGCATGTGCAGGAGCTCGTCAAGGCGCGTCTCGATCTCGAAAGAAGGGCCGAGCCGTTGCTTGCCGACCAACTCAAGAAGGACAACAAGGAAATCGGATCCCTATCCGATGATGAGATCCGCAGAGCTGTGATTGCCATTCACAGTCCAGATCTCAAGCTGGACGACAAGGACGAGGCTTTTGTATCCACCTACTGCGAGGCCGCCTTGGTATCATTGGCCGACAGGCAGGACAGTGATGCCCAGAGGAGCAGGCACAAAGCGGAGAATGCCGCAGCCAATCCGAAGGTAAAGGGTGATAGCGAATCGAAGGATGCCGAGGAGGCATACCGCAAGGACACGCAGGAGGCTTGGCAAAAGCCACTGCATAACACGGGTAGCTGACAAGGTCGCAGGGCGGCCATAGGCATTGACTTTTTGGCGGCCCGGAGCCGCATGGAGATCGACAGTGTCGCAAACGAGCTATGACGAGCAGGGGATTGGGATCAATGGTCAGCTGGCCGACACCGGGCCGCGCCGTGTGGGATCTTATATCAATGAGAACGCATCCGGCATCGGTTTCGGTTTGGGCGTCAAGCGTGGTAGCGCGGTAGCTGCTGGCAGGACAGGCTTGTTTGACGAGACCAGCAGCGCGGCAGATGATCTGCGGGGCGTGACTCTGCACGACTATTGCTACAACAATGCGTCTGACACTGTGGAGAATATCCCTGCCGACAATGCCGGAAGTATCTTGGAGGAGGGCCATATCCTTGTGACCGCAGAGACTGCCGTGGCCGACGGAGATGATGCCTATGTACGCATCGATGACGGCGTGGCAGATCCGACCCAGACCACCAAGGGGGGCTGGGGAAACGATGACGACAGTGGCACGCGGCGGCACGTCAAGGGTGCCAAATTCCGCAGCGCTGCGGCCAAGGGAAGTCTCGCTCAGTTGCACATTATGCCGGGGTTTGGCGGATTCGATCTGGACACGCGGGTGGAGCGCATCGGTGAGGGGGACAACGTGCTTGTCTCGGCGCCGGTCGGCGAGCCGGATCGTGTCGAATATATTGGTCAGGTGAGTACCATCAGTTCCACCACAACCGTGGAGATGGGTGTTGGTCCAGCGGTGGCGGCCAAGCTCGTGGCTGTCTATTTGGACGCCACCGTGGCCGCAGGGGACTCGACTGATCACTGGACGATCGAGGCTTTAAGCGGTTCGACATCCTTGGCCACATGGGATACTGACACCGGTGTGGACGGTGCTCTGGCCAAGGGCACGCCATCGTCCATGAACTTGACCGGCAACGACATCACGGCAAACGATGACATCACCGTGGTGTTCACGAAGAACAACAGCGCCGCCGCGTTCAGCGCCGCCGGTACCGTGACCATGCACTTGGATGTCAATGGCATGGTCAAGACAACCACAATCAACATCGCTGCCAGTGTGGAAGGCGAAGTAGCCAAGGTCGTGGCGGTCAAGCTTTCCTGCGGCATCACCGTAGGTGACTCGACCGATCATTGGACAATCTCCGTCAAGCAAGGATCTACCGAGATCGCCAATTGGGACAGCGACACGGCTGTGGACGGAGCTATCACGCAGGGCACCTACACCGATCTCAATCTGGTCTCAGAGGCCGTGGTTGCGGATGGTGCGGCATTGACCGCGGTGTTTACCAAAAATAACGCGGCCGCGGACATCACGCAGGGTATGATCCAGGTGGAGCTTGCCGGCGGAGATGCGCTGGTGGAGACTACCACAATCAACCTGGGTGCCGCGCCGGCGGGTAGACACATGATCATCGATGGCGTGCAGCTCTCCTGCGGCATCACCGTGGGCGATTCGACGGATCATTGGATGATCGCGCTCAAGAACGGTGCGACAAGCATCGCCACCTGGGACAGCGACACAGGTGAGGATGGGGCGATTACGCAGGGCACGCCGACGAGCATGAACTTGTCATCCACGTTGGCGAATCGTGTCTTGGATCCAGGGGACGCCTTGACCTTGGTTCTGACAAAGAACAACGACGCCGTCGGCATCTCGGCCGGCGATGTCACTGTGATGGCCCGGTTGGCCTGAGCGTATTTTTCGGTGCCCACGGGGACGGGTGCCTGGAGTGCTTGAAAAGGAGCCGCAGAGATGCACCTGGGACACCTGACAAATCTGGACGCCAATGAGCAGATCTTCTTTGCCCGTGAGCTCGAGCACATCAAGGCGAAGACCTATGACATCCTGCGAGAGGTTTTGAAGATCCGCAGCATTGTGCCTGTCAGCAACGAAGCGGGATCGTATGCCCAGACGATCACCTATCGGCAATACGATCAGACGGGGGTGGCAAAGATCATCAGCAACTATGCGGATGATCTGCCTGTCGCCAACATCAAGGCGCGTGAATACAGCAGCCCTGTGCGATCGCTTGGCATTGCTTTCATCTATTCGCTGATGGACATTCGGGCCTCGCAGGCCACCGGCAAGCGTTTGGACTATCGCGAGCAGATGGCGGCCGTAAGAGGTATGGCCGTCACCACCGAGCGTATCGGAGCCGAGGGCGATTCTGATGCCGGTCTGGGTGGGTTCCTGAACAACGCTAACGTGACCCTCATCAGCGCTGATGATCCCGGTGCAGGCACGCGGTGGATTGCCGACAGCAAAACGGCCGCGCAGATTCTGTACGATTTGTCGTATGCGGCCAACTACATTATCGATCTCACCAAGGAGGTCGAGGAGCCCGACACGCAGCTCCTGCCGACGCTCGAATACGGGCACATCTCCACCAAGCCGATGTCCGACAGCGACAGCAATCCGAGCAACACGATCTTGAAGTTCCATCTGTCGACCAGTCCATGGATCAAGACGGTCGGCAGCTGGAATCGGCTAAAGACCGCCGACGATGCCGGCACCGGGCCGCGCATGGTGACATACAAACGCAGTCCGGAAAAGGTCACCCTCGAGCTCCCGCAGGAGTTTGAGATGCTGGCTGTTCAACAGGAAAACCTTTCGTACAAGACCCCATGCCATATGCGGCACGGTGGTGTGATCTTCTACTATCCGTTGTCGTGCTTGTACATGGACGACATCTGAGAGGTCCGCATGATCTTGGTGGAAAACAAGGAAGCGCGTGTCCTAGGTCCGGCCATACCGAAGGAGCTGGGTTTCCTGCAGCTCAAACCGGGTATCAATGCCGTGCAGGAGGAGTATTGGGAACATGCGCTCAAGACGGGCTTTGTGAAAAGGCGCCTGGGCAAGACGCTGATCGAGCGCGGAAAGA